GGCTTCGAGCACCTTGTGCGGGCGCACCAGCTCGAACCAGATGGCGAGCACGCCGTCTTTGACGCGGTAGCGCAGGCGCGCGTCGATGTCGCGCGGGGCTTCGTTCTCGAACACGGGGATGGCCAGGCGGATGAACTCGGGCAGCTTCACCGTGTCGCCCGAGTTGTCGGCCTTCCACACGAGGTTATGGCTGCCGTCTTGCAGGCGCTGGGCGCTGATGAACTGGCCGCTCTGGCTGGCCTCGAACTGCAGCGACACCTCGAACTGCAGCGACACCTCGAGCAGCTCGGCGCCGCTGGGCTGCACCACGTCGGGCAGGTTGTCTTGCAGGAACTCGGCAAAGCCGAGCTGGCTCATGTGCTTTCGGTTGGCCGCGTTCCACAGCAGCCATTCGCGGCTGGGCGGCACCGACGAACTCGGCGCGGAACTCGCGCCAGTTGGCTTGCCCTTCCATGCCGAGGGCGTAATCGGGGTCGCAGAGGAACTCGTCGAACACCGCCAGAAACCGCGCCGGGTCCAGCGTGGCGAAGATGCGGCTGTCACTGTTGGCATGATCGTTTACGTACTGGATGAAGCTGGCCGCGTCGCGCAGCTTCACCATGCCCTTGGGGTGCAGTGGCTGGCCCAGGCGCGGCAGCTCGGCCACCTCATAGCCGGGCGGCACGACGGTGTAGGCCGCGCCGTGCGGCTCGGGGTTCTGGCGCGGCTGCGCGAGGGCGGCGCCGGCGGCGAGGGCGGCGGCGGTGCTGGAGTCGTTGCTGGTCGGTTGCATGAGTGCTGTCTCGTGGTGGTGTGTTGATCTGTGCGCGCGCGCTCAGCCGGCGCTGGCTGCGGCCTTGGCCAGGCTCAGGCCGGGCAGGTCGTCCTGCTTGGGGTGCTGGCGCTGCAGGTTGCCGTCGACGGTCGGGAACATCACCGTGCCGCTGCTCTTGATCTCGGGCTTCTTCACGGTGTCTTTGAGCACCACGGCCTCGCTGCTGCCCTTCATCGGGCGCACTTCCAGCGTGAGGGTGAGGGTGCCGGCGGCATTGGTGCTGCTCACGGCGTGCACCAGCTCTTGCAGCTTCTCTTCCATTTCCTCGATCACGAGGCCGGCGCGGCACTCGCGCAGGGTGTCGAATAAGGGGCGGCGTGGCATGGGGTGGCNTTTCTTGTGGCTCACGGGGTTGACGAAGCGCACCAGGTGCGCACTGGTTGGCGTGGCGCACGATGGCGCCGGTGATCAGCAGGTACTCCACCGCGCGGTCGAGCATCGCCATCACCTCGGCCGGCTCGTCGACGCGGCGAGCGCCGTGGCTGCGGGTGCTCCACCAGGTGTAGCCATGCAGCGGCACGGTGAAACAGGTGGTCTCGATCTCGGCGCGGGCGGATTCGTCGGCGATGGCGGCGGCCAGGCGGGCGCGGGCGTCTTGCGCGGCGTACAGCACGGGCGTGGCGGTGACGGTCTGGGTCTCGATGCTCATGCCGGCAGCTCCAGGCCCTTGATGCCCACCAGCAGCGAGTCAGGCGTGGGGATGTCGTGCCCGGTCGGCCGCCACAGGTGCAGGCAGAACGGGTGGTTGTTCACGTACTCGCGCTCGGGCGGGTGGAACTGCACCACGCAGTCGCCGGCATCCCAGAAGATCGACTTCACGAAAGCCATCTCTGGCCACGTCGGGCAGCGGTGTGGAAGCGATACGCTGACGTGCTCCCATCCTTCGCCGTCGCTGGCAATCACCTTGAGCGGCGGCTCGTTGGCCTTCTGGCGCAGCCGGTTCGGGAGAAAGAACGCGCCGTTGTTGCCGTTGCCTTCGTCGCTGCCGAAGGGTCCGGTGCGCACGCGCAGGCGGTTGGGGACGTGGAATCTCATGCGCACCGCCCGTCCACGTCTTCGGCCAGGGCCTTGCGCTGCACCACGCCTGTGAACGCCTCACACGCCCCGGCGCGTGCGCCCGCCGGCAAGCCGCGGATGGCGGAGCCGAGCGCGACTGCGAGGCCGCCGATCACCATGTACGGCGTGACGCCCGATGCCAGCAGCACGCTCGCCGTGCGCGTGAAGGCCGACAGCGCGTCTTCGATGTCTTCGCGCTCGCTGGCCGTGCTGCTGCGCGGCGGCTGTGGGGTGGTGCCTGCGCTCATGCCGCAGCCCTCGCCGGCATGTGCCACGGGTCCATGCCCTGCAGCACGCGCACGAGCTCGCTCTCCAGGTGCCCGAGGTCGCCGTCGTTGTGCACGATCGGCAAGTCCTCGATCAGCGGCAGCGCCTCGCTCACGTGCTCGCCCGTGTCTGCGGCGAGCGGCTGCGCATCGGGCCGGTGCACGCGCAGCACGTGGCCGCCAAGCGAGCGCACGGCGGCCATCTCGTTGCGAAAGCGCACATCGGTGATGGCCAGCTGGTGCCAGCCCGCGCCGCGCATGCAGCCGGCCCAGCGCACCACCAACTTCACCCAGTAGTCGCCGTCTTGCGCGCGACGGTACTCCGTGCCCCAGCGCTGCATGATGAAGCGCGGGCTGCGCGGCGCCTGCAGGTCGTGGCCGCACAGCTGCATCTGCCGCACAAAGGCGGTGTCGGCGCAGTTGGCGATGGCCAGCGCCGGAATGTCCCACTCTTTCGTCTCGCGGTCGCTGAGCATGCGCGCGTCGATGCGCCAGGCTTCGGCCACCTCGCCGCGCAGCGCGTCGGCAAAGGCGATGCTGCGAAATCCGTAGGCCGCAAGGATCTGCGCACAGGTGTCTTTGCCGCTGCCGGCGTGGCCGGCAAAGCCGAGCAGCAACGAGGGCGGCAGGGTGCGCGATGAGTGCTGTGTCATGAGGGCGCCTTTTCAGTGATGGCGAGTTGATCGGTGCGCCCCGCGTACACCATGCGGGTGCGCCAGGTGCCGTCTGCCCGCTGGTAGCGCAGGGGCTTCTGCGCGCGGGCGCGGCGGTCGTCGGCGGCGATCTGCTGCATGGCCCGGGCGCGCACGATGCGGCTGCCGATCGGGCTTTGCATGGCCGCCTCGAAGCCGGCTGCCCACACCGCCGGGGCGCTGGCGTGCAGCACCTCAAAGGCGGCGCGCAGCTGCGCATCGGTGGGCGGCGGGTATTTCATGGCCCGGCGGCGGTGCGCGCGGGTCAGTAGTAGCCGAGCGTGCTGGCCAGGGCCACCACGCGGGTGCCCAGGTCGAGCGCCACGTACAGGCCGGCCACGATGCCGCCGGCCATGCAGCCGGCCACAAAGCCGCAGCGCATGCCCCACTGCACGCCGCCCGTCCAGCCCTCGCGCAGGCCCACGGCGCGCCAGTGGTCGCGCGCGCTGTCCAGCGCCTCGCGGTGGCGCTCGCGCTCGCGCCACACGGCGCTGTCTACCGCGGCGATGGTGCGTGCGTTGTCGATGCGCTCGGCCCGCTGGCGCAGCAGGCGCTGGCGCTCCACTTCCTCGGGGTCGGGGAAGGGGATGGCCACCGGGCTGTGGCGCGGGCCGCGCGGGCCGCGGGCGGCATGCACCGGGCCATCGGCGGGCAGTTCGCGCACGGTGGGCAGCGGCATGGGCTCGGGCGGCGGGGCGGTGAGGTTCATGCGCAAGAAGTCGCTGCGCACATCGAGCGCTTCAAAGCGGCGCGGCGGGGTACATCCAGACATCGAGGCAGGCACTGCAGACATGGGTGCTCCTTGCGGGTGGCGGGGTGGTGAAGCGGTGCGCGCGGGCCGGCGGCTCAGCGCGCGAGCGGGCGGGCGCTGCAGGTGCGCAGCAGCTCGCCGAAGTGGTCGATGGCCTGCACGATGGCCGCGCAGCTGCTGGCCGCGATGAGCGTGAGCTCGCCGCGCTGGCCGTTGCGCAGCACGTAGCTGGCGAGGTAGGCCCTCATGACAGCGACGCCTCGGCCACGATGGCCAGCACGGTGACGAGCACGACGGCGACGACGAAGAGGCGGAAGCCGGGGGTCATGTGGCGCTCCCGATGGCCTTGGCGATGGCGGCGTCGACCTGCTTGATCGTGGCGTGCTCGTTCACGTCGTCTTCGGTGGCGCCCTCCCAGGCGGCGCGGATGGCGACAGCGAGCACCTTGCGTGTGGCCTGCAGCGCGGCCAGCATGTCGGGTGCGGCGGCGATCAGGCGAGCGTCTTCCTCGCGTTCACATATGGCGACGCGTATGCGCCCGCGGCCCTGGTCCATTGCAGAGAACGAGGCGAAAACCATGCGCCGCTCGCGCGCGCTCGAGGCGGCCCGCTCCGCGGCGGTCCATCTTTGCGTCTGAGGCGTAGAGAGCACGCGGCCCTGCGCCCACGGCCCCGGCGTGTGCTGCCCGCTCATGCGGCGCTCCCGATGGCCTTGGCATTGGCCTCGGCCGATTCGGCGGCGTCGATCAGGTGCGCGGCGAGCTCGCGTGCTTCTGACGGGGTGAGAGACGCCACCGCGCCACTGCGTCGCGTACTCATGTCGAGCCACACCGCACGCGCCATTTCGGCGCTAGTGCCGTCGAGGTTGTACGTGTAGGTGCCGATGCACTGATTCCCAAGGTCGCCGTCGGCCGGGTACAGGTGGTGGTTGCAAGCGCGGATGCTCATGCCCAGCCCCCGATCAGCGGGAACGATTCAGTTCGCGCGGCGAGGAAGGCGGCCACGCGGGCGCTTTCGCTGGGGCCATCGGCGCGGCAGCTGGCGCGCGAGCCGGCGGGGTAGCCGGCCAGCGCCTCGCGCACGGCGGTGAGCCGGTCAGTGGCGCGGACGGTGGCGGGCGGCTGCGCCACGCCGTCGGGCGTGGTGACGTGGCAGGTGTAGCGGGTGGTGCTGCTCTGGAGGTTTGGCACTTTCAGTCTCCTCTTCGCGTGGTGTGCGCAAAGTATCGAACCGAAAGTTAGAGCGTGTCAAGCACCGAAAGTTAGATTTGTACCGGTCGGGCGAAAAAATACCCGCCGGAGCGGGTCGTTGTGCCCCGGGCGCGAGGCTATCCGCCGGTGGCGACTTCCTTGATGCGCTCTTGAGCGATGCGCTTGCCGACCGGGGAGGTGAGCGGCACCACGGTGAAGGACTTGCAGGACTCACACGCAGGCGTGCGGGTCGTGATGCGCCAGATTGAGTAAATCAGCCCAGGCACCAGGAAGCAGAGCCAGAGAACGATCTCGATGAAGATGCTGCCGCGCGTGGTGCTTCTCGATGCGCCAATGTGGCCGCACGTCGTGCACGCCATGACCGGGCGCGCCGTCACGCCGAGCACCCGCATCAACGCGCGCACGAACACATAGATGATCGCGCCAACGAGTGCGAGCGCGATAAGGGTGTAGATCGAGAACGTGCCCATGCCCCGCCTCCTTCGTGTCGTTGCTATCGCCCGATTCTGTGCCGCCTGACTGGCTGGCCGGCCTGCACAAAATCACGCTTGCGGCGGCTCAGTGTCGCTTGGGCGGCGGTTCGGCGTCGTCTCCCGTCGACGGCGGTGGTGCGGGCGGAGGTGGTGCCTCGGCGAAGCGATCGAGCGCCGTGTTGTAGCGCGCGAGCTGCTCGCCGGTGTACCGCGCCTTGGCGCTCTGCAGTTTGTACTTGATGAAGCCGAGCACCTCGCGCCGCTCGTCCGATGGGAAGCTGCGCAGCGCTTCGTCCAGCACCACGGTCTTCATGTCGATTCGGGTGCTGGCAGTTTTGGGGCCGCGGCCGGTCATCAGCCACTCGAAGTTGACGCCGCCCCACTTGGCGATGGCGACAGCGACTTCGTATTCCGGCATTCCGAGCCCGAGCAGCCACTTGCGAGCCGCGTTGGGCGTTACCTGGAACTTGGCGGCGAGGGCGGTCTGGCGCCCGCGCTCGGGCATGTCTGCGTCGCTGCAGACCTCGTTGAGGCGCGCGGCGAAGGCGAGTTTTTCGTCTGCGTAACCCATGCGCGAGACGGTAGGCCAAACATATCTAACAGTCAGTTCTTGACCAGCTCTAACTTTAGGTGCGAATATCGGCTGCATGGACCTACAAACCTACCTCGTGCGAAGGGGGGCGACGAAGGCGCTGGCCGAAGCGCTGGGCGTCTCGGGCTCGCTCGTCACGCAGTGGAAGGGCGGCAAGCCTGTGTCGGTGGAGCGCTGCGCCGCCATCGAGCAAGCCACCGGCGGTGCGGTGTGCCGCTGGGACTTGCGCCCGGCTGACTGGCACCTGATCTGGCCCGAGCTGCTGCTGCGCGCCGATGCGCCGCCGCTGGGCGCCTCACATGGTGAGCGCGAAGCCGGTCGGCCGCCGCGCGCGGGCGCCCTGCAGGTACTCGAGCCACACCTCGACCACGAGGTGGTGGCTGTTGCGCCACTCGTGAATGACCATGGCCACGCCCCAGGCGCTGGTGCTGCTCAGGTAGATGACCTCGCCCTCGCGGGGCAGCGGTGCGTTGTGCGGCAAGTAGGCCGGCGCACGGCGGCGCTTGGGCAGAAAGCGGGTCTGGTCGTCGGGCACGCACAGGTGGATCTGCACGCTGACGTCTTGGCTGGGGGTCTGGTTGGTATTGGGCATGACTCACCTTCTGCCCGCCAGCCGGCGAACCTGATCGGCCATTTGCCCGACGTCGAAGCTGCCTAGCGTGTCGCAATTGGCAAAGCACCCCAGCACACGCTCGGCCAGCTCGCCGCCGGCCACTTGCGCCCGCGCATCGGCCAGGCCGTGCGCGCGCTCTGCGGCGCGAATGATCTGCAGCCACCGGCCAAGCGCTTCGGCGGTGAAGGCGGGCGCTGCCTCGAGCAGGAAAACAAGTTCTTTCAGCAGCCACTCGATGGCGTCGATGCGCTCGTGCGCCGTGGCGGCGCCGGCGCGTGGCGGCGCGGTGGTGGGGGTGGTGTGTGCATCCATGAATGCACTGTGGCCGTGTCTCTTTCCAAGCGCATCCAAACGAGAAAAAGAGTTTTGGATGCGTTTGGAAAGGGTCAGTACAGCGGGTGCCGGCGACGTATCGGCGCCCCTCTATCAACCGGTGTCGTCGGGACGGATATGGAACAGCTACCGCAAGAGACGCAAGAGGTGTACATGCCGCACGACTGCTTTGAAGACGCGCTGAAGGAAGACGTGCGCCGATGCGGCGGCACGCTGGTGGTGGCCAAGGCGCTGTATGGCGCGGCCATCGACGAACGTGATGCACGCATCAAGCTGTCGAACGCGCTGAACCCGGACCGGCCCGAAAAGCCGAGCCTGGCGGAGGTGCTGCAGATCATGCGCATGGCGCGCGCCCGTGGCGGCCACGCAGCGATGCAGTACCTGGCGCACGAGCTGAGCTATGCGCCGCTGGTGCCGGTCGAGCCGCGCGACGAGGCTGCCGAGCTGCAGCGCGCCTTGGTCGATGGCATGGCCGAACTGCGCAAGGGCTTCGAGCGGCTGGAGCGGCTGCAGGCGGCCACGCCCGGCGCAGCGCCGCTGCAGACGATGTATCCGCGGGCGGTGCCGTGATGCCCGCCCGTACCCCCATCACGCACCGCCCTGGCCGCTGTACTGCGCGCCGGTCGCCACTTGTCTCCAACCCTCCGCTTGACGGCGTGCGGGGCTGGGGCGGTGCCTTTTATTCCGCGAAAGGATCCACATGAGCGCTGTGCCCAAGGGCCCGTTCTACACGGCCGCCATGAAACGCTGGCTGGGCGGCTATGAGCCGGTGCTGGCCAAGCAGCACGCAAAGGTCAACTACTCAGCCAACGCCACCGCCGCGCGCGAGCGCGACCGCGCGAAGGGCAAGCCCTGGGCGGTGGGCACGGTGGAGGGGCTCAAGCGCGACCAGGCGGCGCAGGACAAGCGGGCCAAGGTTCGGCGAGGCGGGCTATGAGGCGCCACGGTGACATCGGGCGCATGTGCACGCGACCGACCCCATGCCAGCCACGCGCGCCGCGGCCCGAGTGCCTCGGCTGTGCGCGCTACGCCCCGGGCGTGCCCACGCTGCCTGAATGCCGCCCGACCACGGTGCTGCTCGATGTGGCGCTGTTCGTGCGGCATCTGCCGGCGTGCCCGATGCGGCTGGAGGTGGCGACGCATGCCTGAGTCCACGCAATCAACGGCGCAGGGCCTGGGGCAGGGGGGCGGCGGGTGAACTTCTACAAACACCACATCGGCGACTACGACGCCAACACCGCGCATCTGTCGTGGACGGAGGACGCCGCGTATCGGCGCCTCATCAGCCTGTACTACCGGCGCGAGGAGCCGATCCCGCTCGATCTCGCGCAGGCCTGCCGCCTGGTGCGCGCCACGTCGAAGCAGGAGCGCGACGCGGTCGAGGCGGTGCTCGAGGAGTTCTTCCAGCGCGAGGCGGACGGGTGGCACAGCAAGCGCTGCGACGAGGAGATTGGGTTAGCGAAAGCCAAGGCCGACGCAAACCGAACCAACGGCAGAGGGGGCGGCAGGCCACGCAAAACGGTAACCCAACCCGAACCCACGAAGAACCCAACAGAAACCCAGATGGTTTCTGGCGCGGATGAAGTTGGAAACCTTAGCCAGACTCCAGTAACCAGTAACCATTTAACCCCCCCCTCCCCCCGTGCTGTGGACAACTCGGCTCGGCTGCCCGAACGCGCCGACCCCGAGGTCGATGCGGACGGCGTGCCGTGGCGGTGGTGGAAAACGCCGCAGGGCTGGCAGGCCAAGGCGCAAGCACTGGGCTTGCCAGCATGGGACCGCGCCGCATTCGACACGGGGCAGGGCATCGCCTACCCGGTGTGGCAGGCGTTCGTCGCCGAGCAGGCTGGCGAGGGGCCATGGCGCTCCGACCCGAGCAGCACGGTCATGCAGGCCGTGGAATCCGTCTTGAGGAAGGCCGTCCACTGAGGGCGGGCGCTGCGATGAAGCTGAGCATTTCTCACAACTTCCCCGACGTGCAGAAGGCGCTTGACCGGCTGCACAAGGACGTGGCCACGCGGGCGCTGGCCAGTGCGGTCAACAAGACCGTGGCCCAGGCGAAGACGCAGATGGGGCGCGAGATCACTGCCGAGTTCAACGTGAGCGCGGCCTATGTGCGCCAGCGCCTGCGGATCCGGCGGGCAGCGTTCAGGCAGGGGCGCTTCGGCATCGAGGCGGCGCTGATCGGGGGCGACGGCATCAAGCGATCGGCCAACATCATCCGCTTCGTCGAGAAGAAGGTGAGCCTGGCCGAAGGGCGGCGCCGCGCGAAGGCGGGCACGCAGAAGCAGCTGTTCGTGAAGGTCAAGCGCAAGGGCGGGACCAAGCCGCTCGAAGGTGCGTTCATCGGCAACAAGGGCCGCACGGTGTTCATCCGCACCGGCAGCAAGCGCCTGCCGATCAAGCCGGTGCAGGTCATCGACGTGGGGCAGATGTTCAACACGCGCCGCATCAACGCCAAGGTGGTGAGCACGATGCGCAGCAAGTTCCCCGAGGTGTTCGCCCGCGAGGCGCGCTTCTACCTGTCGAAGTGGAAGGGCCGGTGATGCGCTGCATGGACGCCGCCCAGGTGTGGCCGCATTGCTCGCGGCTTAAAAGATCACTCGCTAAGACGCCGAAGCATCGCGAACTCGTGACCGAAAAAAACAGAGTACGGCAAGGGCTCTGGAAAAATTTCGGGTCCTCCCTGGCCCCCTCCGATGCGGGTGCGAAACGGCTCGAGATCGCGCTAGTGCCTGAGTTTTCTGGCTACCTGACAGCACGCCTGACACATGCTGACCGACTCCCTCTTTGAGGGCTTCGACCCTGACATCGTCGCCGCCATCGCGCGGCAGCATGTGCTCGACACCGCAGCGCAGGGCGAGGCCCGCGCGCATCGCAGCCGCACCAAGCACCAGGCGCGTCGCGCCACTGCCGAGAAGCATCTTGCCGAGATCCTGCCCGCCACCTTCGCCGATGGCGACAGCTGGCACGTCATCAGCCGCGGCGACATCGACGCCCTGAGCTACCTGCAGCACGCGCTCGCCGCCATGCCGTTCGATCGCGTGCTGCTCTCCACCTGGTGCATGGCCGAGCCCGACCTCGTGCAGCTGCGCGCCTGGCTCGACACCGGCCGCACTCGACCACGCTCGACCTCTACGTCGGCGAGACTCTTCCCCAGCCAGTACTCCGCCGAATACACCGCGGCACTCGCGCTGGCCGACGACTTCGGCGCCCGCATCGTGATCGCCCGCAACCACTCCAAGGTGATCTGCGCCGGCAACGAATCCGCCGACTACTTCCTCGTGATGGAAGGCTCGGCCAACGTCAACACGAACCCTCGCATCGAGCAGACCACCATCACCCGAGACCGCGCCCTCTTCGACTTCTACCTCGACTTCTTCAATGGCCTCCGCAGCATCGACAAACGCGCAGCGGGTTAAGAAGGCCGAGCTGGCCCGCATGCTCGCCGTCAGCCGGCAGAGCATCGGCGAGCTGGTCAAGCGCGGCGTCATCATCGAGGGCGCCGACGGCCTCATCGACGTCGAGCTCGCCCGCGTCGCCATTGCAAGTCGCGTGCACCCGTCGAGCAAGACCTCCCAGGCGCTGGGCGCCCCGCCGCCGCCCGCGCCCGCGCCGCCGCCGGGCGCTGGCGAAGCATCCACCGAAGCGGTGATGAGCTACCACGTCGCCAAGACCCTGCGCGAAGCCAGCGAAGCCAAGATCGCCGACCTCAAGCTGCGCGAGATGCGCGGCGAGCTCGTGCGTGTCGACGAGGTGCGCAACTCCTTCGCCCGCAAGGCCAGCGCCCTGCGCGAAAGCCTGCTGCAGATCCCGTCGCGACTGGCCGCCGTGCTCGCCGCCGAGACCGATCACGCCCGCTGCCACGATCTGCTCAGCGCCGAGCTGCGCACCGTGCTCGAGCAGCTCACCGCCGAGGCCATGTAATGGGCGCGCGCGACCTCCCCCTCGTCGACGCCGACCAGCTCATCACCGAGATCTGGCGCGAGTACCTGCGCCCCGCGCCCATCCTCACCGTCACCGAGTGGGCCGAACGCGCGCGGATCCTGAGCGGCAAAGACAGCAGCGAGCCCGGCCCCTACCGCGTCGCCCGCACGCCCTACGCCCGCGAGCCCATGGATTGCCTCAGCGCGCACAGCCGCGTCGAGGAAGTCGTGCTCATGTGGGGCGCGCAGACCAGCAAGACCACCATCGGCAGCAACTGGCTCGGCTACCTGGCCGACACCAACCCCGGCCCGGTGATGATCGTGCAGCCCACCATCGACATGGCCAAGCGCTACAGCCGCCAGCGGCTCGCGCCCATGATTGACGAGTCGCCCGCGCTGCGAAAGAAGGTCCGCGAAAACCGCAGCCGCGACGAAGCCAACACCACCCTGCTCAAAGAGTTCCCCGGCGGCTTCATGGCCGTGGCCGGTGCCAACAGCGCCGCCGGCCTGCGCTCCATGCCCGTGCGAGATCTCTTCCTCGATGAGATCGACGGCTACCCGCTCGACGTCGACGGCGAGGGCGACCCCTGCCAGCTCGCCGAAGCCCGCCAGACCACCTTCGCCCGCCGCAAGCGATTGAAGACCAGCACGCCCACGACAAAGGACATGAGCCGCATCGAGGCCGCCTTCCTCGCCAGCGACCGTTGCCGCTTCCACGTGCCGTGCCCGCACTGCGCCGAGCTGCAGCCGCTCGAATGGGGAGCCGACAAGAGCCACGGCGTCAAGTGGGACCGCGACGACAACGGCGCACCGCTGCTCGCCACCGTGCGCTACGTCTGCCGCGCCTGCGGGGCTGAGTTCCGCGAGCACCACAAGCCCGCCATGCTCGCCGCCGGCGCCTGGGTGCCCGACAAGCCAGGCGCCGCCGCCGGCCGCGTGCGCGGCTTCCACCTGTCCAGCCTCTACAGCCCGCTCGGCTGGCTGAGCTGGGCCGAGCTCGCCACCGAGTGGCACAAGGCCATCACCGCCGCCCGCGCGGGCGACCCGTCGCTGCTGCGCGTCTTTGTCAACACCCGCCTGGCCGAAACCTTCGAGGAGCAGGGCGACCGCGCCAACGAGCACGAGCTGCGCAAGCGCGCCGCAGACATCCCGCTGCGCGTCGTGCACTGGGGCATGTACGTGTGCACCCTCGGCGTCGACACCCAGGGCGACCGGCTCGAGGCCTACCTCTGGGCCTGGGGCCGCGGCATGGAGCGCCAGCTCGTCGACCGCCAGGTCATCTATGGCGACCCAGCCCTACCCGAGACCGAGGAAGGCTCGCCGTGGGCGGCCCTCACCGAGTACCGCCGCACCCCCGTGCTGCATGCGAGCGGCAAGCCGGCGCCGCTGCTCGCCACCTTCATCGACAGCGGCGGCCACCACACCCAGGCGGTGTACGCCTACGCGCGCGACCACCTGCACGCCAACGTGTTCCCCATCAAGGGTCACAGCGTGGCCGGCCGCGCCATCCTCGGCAAGCCGACCGATCAGGATGTCAACAGCCGCGGGCGCCGCATCAAGCGCGGCATCAAGCTCTGGCCCATCGGCACCGACACCGCCAAAGCCGAGATCTACGGCCGCCTGCGCATCGGCGAGCCCGGGCCGGGCTTCGTCCATCTCTCCAAGCACCTCCCCGGCGAGGTGTTCGAGCAGATCACCTCAGAGCGCCTCGTCACCCGCTACGTCAAGGGGCATGCCAAGCTCGAATGGGTGAAGCCTTCCGGCAAGCGCAACGAGGCCCTCGACTGTGCCGTCTACGCGCTCGCCGCTGCGCACTATGTCGGCATCGACCGATGGAAAGAGGGCGACTGGGCCAAGTGGGAGCGCCGCGTTGCCGAGCGCGACCTGTTTGACCAGCCGGCCCCCATGGCGGAGCAGCCTGCGCAGCACAGCGAGCCCACTGCCGCTCCCGCGCATGCGCCACAGCCAGCGCCTTCGGTCGATGTCGTTCAACCCACTCGCCAGCCGCCGCCCCGGCGCGCGGGCCCCGCCACCTCCCTCGCCAGCGAAGAATGGTCACGACGTCTGTAGATCAACCCATCACCACTCCCGCCGCCTTGATCGCCCAGGCCGTTGACCGCCGCCTGTCGCAGCGCACGCAGGAGATGGCGCTCTCGCTGCGCGACATGTTCGGCTTCCGCGAGCCCTTCGCCAGCTTCATCGCCAGTGGCCTGGTCCAGGAGCAATGGCGCCGCGACGGCGAGCCTTGGCTCTGGCAGGGCATGCCCAAACTCGAGCGAGATGCCGTCATCCGGCTCAAGTTCAACGGGCGCAACCACAAGCAGTTGGCCGATGAGTTCGCGGTGACAGTGCGGACGATATACCGCGTCGTCGACCCTGAAGGGCTTGGGCAGTCTTTGGCACCGTCGCACTGCCGCCAGGCCGATCAGCCCCCTACACTTGCCAGCGGAGGACGAGATGGCCGAATCGTCGATTGAATGGACCGAGCACACGTGGAACCCGGTCACCGGGTGCACGAAGCTTTCGCCCGGCTGCAAGCACTGCTATGCAGAAACGATGGCTCGGCGCCTTAAGGCAATGGGCGCTTCGGGTTACGAGAACGGCTTTGAACTCGTGCTTCACCCGGAGCGGCTCGAGCAGCCGTTGAAGCGCAAGCGGCCGACGACCTACTTCGTCAATTCGATGTCCGACCTATTCCATGAGGCCGTGCCCGACGCCTTCATCGATCAGGTCCTCGACGTGTGCGCACGCACGCCGCAGCACACCTACCAGGTGCTCACGAAGCGCGGCGATCGTCTGCCCGCGTTCTTCGCGACGAGACGCTGCCCGTCGAATGTGTGGCTCGGCGTCTCGGTTGAAGATCGAAGGTATGGAGTGCCACGTATCGCCGAGCTACGCAAGGTCCACGCGGCCGTACGATTTCTGTCGATCGAGCCGCTGCTCGCTGATCTTGGCGACTTGGACCTGAGCGGCATCCAATGGGTCATCGTCGGCGGGGAAAGCGGGCCCAAGGCTCGGCCAATGAAGCGCGCATGGGCAGAGAACGTGCGGCGGCAGGCTGTGGAGCAGGGCGTTGCGTTCTTCTTCAAGCAGTGGGGAACCTGGGGCGCCGACGGCGTGAGGCGCGACAAGAAGCGCAACGGCCGCGAGCTTGGTGGCCGACGATGGGATGAGTTTCCCGTGCGCGCTAGCGAAGCTTCGTGAGCACTTCTCGGCTGACTCGGCCCGCCAGTTCGACGGCTTTGGGGTGAGGGTTCGCGACGATGAAGTACAGGGCGAATAGCGGGGCCCCATTCACTAAGCCAAGCAGCGCTGGGTCTGCCACGTGGGGGAACAGGCCTCGGAATCGTTCGGTCGTGAATTGCAGAATGTCGCGGTAGCCTGGTTCGCGCGTGAGAGTAGGGCCGTCGAACAGACCAAATTGCTCGCGGGTGTATAGGTGCTCCCGCCAACCGGCCGTCCCGAGAACCGCCGTCAGGCGCGCGGCCTTGTGTTCGTCGATGCCGCTTGCGTCGACGGCGGCCTGCCGGTAGAGCCCCGACAGGCTTAGGAGGAAGAAAACATCTAGCGCCTCTGTGGCCGCGATCTGCTCCATCAAGCTCCAGTCGCATTGCAGGCCATACGGATCCAGGAAGAGGACGCCCCGCGTGCTCTTCCAGTTGTGAGCCGCCAAGACTTGCGGGAGCCCTTGGCCAGCTCGCAGGTTGACGACGGATGCGCGCTGTCCGTTCGGATGCATCGCAATGAGCGCCTCGAGCTGTTCGGCGTGGTGCCTTTTCTTTTCGATGAAGCGGTAGCAGGCGAATCCAGGTGCGCAATCCAGGGCGATCTTTGCTGAGCCATCGATAGTGCGTCGGCCGCCGTCTATGGCGATCTCGCAGCGACCGGTGCCGGCGAACGCGTCGATGTAGACGAGGTCGAACTTCTGACGGCTTAGCGCGAGCGTGTAGAAGGAAAGGTACTTGCGAAGGATGTCCAGCTTCTCAGCTGTCCATCGGCCGCCGAACCTGTGCTTGGTAGTCGATCGTGCCGGCATCCCCCGCCTCCGCTTAATGTTGGCGTCTTGCCGTAGCCAAATCCCCGCTGCTCCGACGCGCCGATTGATTTGCTCCCTTTGTACTCGGACGATCAGCGCTGCGGGCGGCGGCTTCCGTGGTATCCGACACGGGAAGTGCATCCATGAGGGACCGAAGTTTTGACATTGCCCCCTAGCAATGTCAAAGCCGCCTCGGGAGCATCGGCGGCATGAGTACCAACAGCGAACGCCTGGCCGCCTACCTCGCCGCCGAGGCCAAGGTCCTGGTCGGGCAAGAGGTCCGCACCGAGGGCCCGAACGGCGGCATGCAGATCTGGCGCGGAGCCGAGCTGCAGCAGCTGCGCGAAGAGATCCGCAAGCTGCAAGCCGTCGTCGCCACTGAAGAAGCCGCCGCCGCGCGCCGCCCCACCATCGGCGGGCTCGGCTACGGCCTGGCCAGCTTCGACAACTGCCGCTGAGGTGCCGCCCGTGGCAGACCGCGCCCGCCTCAACCTGTACGACCGCTGGCGCGCCTGGCGCGACCCGTCTGAAGGCGTGCGTCGCCTGCAGGCACGGCTGATCCTCTCGCAGTACGAAGCCGCCACACCCTCGCGCCGCCGCAAGTTCAGCCGCGACAAATCCGGCCCCGACCGCCTCACCCAGCGCAGCGCCGCGGCCCTGCGCGACCAGGTGCGCCACCTCGAGCGCAACAGCGACATCGTCAAGGGCGCACTCGACACGCTGGTGAACAACACCGTTGGCGCCGCCGGCATCGGCGTCGAGTTCCAGCCGCGCCGCATGGACGGCACCATCCACACCGAATACGCCGAGGCCCTCGCCGAAGCCTGGCGCGATTGGCAGCGCCGCCCCGAAGTCACGTGGACGCACGCCTGGCCCAAGGCCTGCCGCCTTGTCGCCCGCACCTGGTACCGCGACGGCGAGGCCTTCGCCCAGCGCGTCATGGGTTACGTGCCCTACCTGCGCCACGGCAGCGCCGTGCCCTACAGCCTCGAGCTGCTCGAGCCCGATCTCGTGCCGCTCGATTACGACGACCACGCCCGCGGCATCCGCCAGGGCGTCGAGCGCGATGCCTGGGGCCGCCGGCGCAACTTCATGGTGTACCGCCGCCACCCGGGCGAGTTCATCGCCATGCCCACCACCGGCGACCTCAAGGCCATCCCGGCCGACCGCATGCTCCAGATCGCGCAGCTCGATCGCATCGGCCAGCTGCGCGGCGTCACCCGTTTCGCGTCGGCCATCACCCGCCTCGAAGACATCAAGGATTACGAGGAGAGCGAGCGCATCGCCGCCAAGGTGGCCGCCATGCTCACCGCTTTCGTCAAGCGCCAGGCGCCCGACGGTGGCGGCTATGAGCCCGAGATCGACCCGAAGACGGGAGAGGCAAAGCCGCGCGACATCGCCTTGTCACCGGGAACCATCATCGACACCCTGGCCGTGGGCGAGGAGATCGGGGCTCGTCGACAGCAACCGCCCGAACCCCAACCTCATCACCTTCCGCCAGGGCCAGCTGCGCGCTGCCGCGGCCGNNATCGGCACCAGCTATTCCAGCCTCAGCAAGAGCTACGACGGCACCGTACAGCAGCCAGCGGCAAGACGCTCGTCGAGCAGTACGTGCACTACGCCTGCCTCACCGACGACTTCGTCGGCATGTTCGTCGCGCCCGTGGTCGACGACTTCATCACCATGGCCGACATGTCCGGCGTCGTGCCCATCCCACGCGACCTGCGCCCCGGCAGCTTCGATGACGTGCTCTTCGTCGCCCCCAGCATGCCGTGGATCGACCCGCTCAAGGAGGCCACCGCCTGGCTCGCCCTCGTGCAGGCCGGCTTCGCCAGCGAGTTCGAGGTGATGCACAAGCGCGGCGTCAAGCCCAGCGCCGTGCTCGCGCAGATCGCCGAATTCCGCCGCATGGCGGGCGAGAAGGGCCTCACCTTCAACAGCGACCCCGCCGCCGTGGCCAAGATCAGCGCCGATCTGGCCGAGGCCTCGCGCGAGCCCGAGCGCAACGAGACCCGGGCGGCCCTGCGCGGGCTCGAGCAGCAGCTCGCCGTTGCTGCCACGCGCGGCGCCGCAGCCGCGCCGGCGCCCAACGTCAACGTGCAGGTCGATGCTCCGCAGATCACCAACCAGGTGCAACCCTCCGCGCCGGCCGCGGTGCATGTGGACGTGGCCGCGCCGCAGGTCACCAACCAGGTGCAGCCCACGCCCGTCGCCGTGCACGTGGACACACCCGCGCCGCAGGTGCACGTGGACGTCGCGCCCGCCGCCGTCACCGTGCAGCCCGTCATGGCCGCGCCCGCGGTGCAGGTCGATGTGACCCTGCCCGACCGAAAGACCGAGGTCGTGCACGAGCGTGATGCGCAGGGCCGCATCACCAAGAGCACCAGCACTGAAACCGACGCCTAGCCGCGCGCACAGGAATCCGCCATGCCCATCGTCGCAGCCGACATCCGAATACCGCCTCTCCGGCGGCGCCGCCAACGCCGACCCGGCCGCTTCGCTCGGCGGCGCCATGTCGTCGGAGGTGATCGACCCCGCCACCCTGTTCGACACCGTCTCGGGCGCCGAGAGTGCCGCCGGCGACACCAACTACCGCTGCGTGTACGTCGTCAACACCCACGCCACGCTCACGCTCCTGGATGCCGCCGCCTTCCTGGCCGCCAACACCCCCAGCGAAGAGACCGCCGCCGCCATTGGCCTGGGCACCAGCGCCATCAGCGCCGACGAGCAGACCGCCACCACCGTGGGCGACCAGACCACGCTGTCGAGGCACTGAGCCGTGTTCGCCCTGAACGCGCTCGCCGCGGCGCTGCAGGGCATCGGCTTCGGGCCGCTGCACACGGCGCTGCAGGGGCTGGTGGCTGTGACCGTCGTGCCCGAACCCTTGCCCATCGTGCGGCGCAAGACCGCGCGGCCCATCACCACCACGCGCCGCCGCGGCGGCCGCCGGCGCGTGATCTCGCCGATGCCTGTGGAGCAGCTGGAGCCGGCCGACGACGAGGAAGTGCTCGTGCTGGCCATGCTGATGTAGCCCTGAAAGTTTTGACATTGACCCCTAGGAATGTCAAAGCCGTTTCGGGACATTGGCGCCTGTTGAACGCATCGCACCACCGATCCAACGAGGCCCACCCGATGAAGCAGAAAGCCGCCTGGTACAGCATCCGCAAGCACGCGGTGATCGCGTCCGCAGCGCTGGCCGCCATGGCTGGCGCTGGTGCTGCAGCGCCGGCGGCCTCGGCAGAGATCCTGATCTACGGCGACATCGGCGAAAGCTGGTGGTCCGAGTCGGTCAGCGCCGGCCAGTTCGTGCGCGAGCTGCAGGCGCTCGATGTCGAGGCCATCACCGTGCGCATCAACAGCCTCGGCGGTTCGGTGCCCGATGGCATCGCCATCCACAACGCGATGAAGCGCCACAAGGCCACCATCACCACGATCGTCGACGGCATGGCGCTGTCGATCGCCAGCCTCATCGCCCTGGCCGGCGACAGCGTGCAGATGGCCGAAAACGCCACCTACATGGTGCACGCGCCCTGGACGTACGCCGCCGGCAACGCCGTCGAGCTGCGCGAGGTGGCCGACCAGCTCGACACCTGGTCCGCCGCCATGAGCACCAGCTACGCCAGCAAGACCGGCAAGCCCCAGGCCGAGATGCTCGCGCTCATCGCCGACGGCAAAGACCACTGGTACACCGCCGAAGAGGCCAAGGCCGCCGGCTTCGTTGACGAGGTCGTGAGCGCCGCGCCCATCGCCGCCATGGCCAGCGCCGACCTCTCCCGCTTCCGCGACGTGCCCGAGCACGTGCGCGCCCAACTCGCTGCCTACACAGCCACCCGTTCCCAACCTCAACCCGCGGCAGCCGCCGCAACAAACCCGGAGCAATCCATGCCTGAAAAGACCCCGGCGGCCAACCCCGCGGCTGCCACGCAACCTGACCAGGCCGTCCAGGCCGCCATCGCTGCGGCCACCGCCGCTGGCGTGCAGGCCGAAGCCAGCCGCCGCGCCGACATCACCGCCGCCTTCGACAAGTTCAACGCCGCCGACCGCCCCGAAGTGGCCGCGCTGCTCGCCCGCTGCGTGGCTGACACCACCGTCACCGCCGCCGCCGCGAAAGACCAGCTGCTGGCCGTGCTCGGCCGCACCGCCGAGCCCGCTGGCGCCAGCCACGTGCAGACCGTGGCCGACGAGCGCGACAAGCGTGTCAACGCGGCGGTGCAGGCCATCATGGCCCGCGCGGGCGTGTACGGCACCGACCGCAAGCGCNNGGTCGATGGACACGCGGCAACCCGTTCCGCGGTGCCACGCTCGATGGAGATGGCTCGCGCCTCGCTGGCCCGCGCCGGCAGTCAAGACCGATGGCATGGACAAGCGCGCCCTGGTGGCCGCAGCGTTCACCACCGGCACGAGCGACTTTCCGGTGCTGCTGGAGAACGCCATGCACAAGACGCTGCCAAGGCGCCTATGCCCGTGGCCCCCGACACCTGGTCGCGCTTTTGCAAGCTCGGCGAGGTGAGCGACTTCCGCGCGCACAACCGCTATCGCGTGGGCAGCCTGTCGAACCTCGACGCGAAGAACGAGCTCGGCGAGTTCGTCAACAAGGCCATCCCCGACGGCGAGAAGGCGAGCATCACCGCCGGCACCAAGGGCAACATCATCAACCTCAGCCGCGAGGCCGTCATCAATGACGACCTGGGCGCCTTCGTCGGCCTGGCGGCCGCCCTGGGCCGCGCTGCCAAGCGCACGGTCGAGGCCGACGTCTATGCCCTGCTGGCCCTCAACAGCGGCATGGGCCCCACGCTGGAAGACGGCAAGGCCCTGTTCCACGCCGACCACGGCAACCTGCAGACCACGGGCGGCGTGCCGAGCATGGCCGCCATCGAAGCGGCGCGCGTGGCCATGGGCAAGCAGCTGGACGTGGGCGGCAACGACTACCTGGACATTCGCCCCTCCATCTGGGTCGGCCCGCTGTCGCTCGGCGGCCAGGCGCGCGAGGTGAACGGTGCCGAGTTCAACGACGAGGCCACCAAGAACCAGCGCCGCCCGAACGTGGTGCGCGGCCTGTTCCGCGACATCGTGGACACCCCGCGCCTGTCGGGCACCGGCTGGTACATGTTTGCCGACCCGGCCGACGCGCCGGTGATCGAGGTGGCCTTCCTCGACGGCGTGCAAGAGCCCTATCTCGAAATGGAGCAGGGCTTCGACGTGGACGGCTCGCGCTGGAAGGTGCGCCTCGACTTCGCCACCGCCGGCATCGACTACCGCGGCGCCTACCTCAACGACGGCGCCTGATCGCAGGCACTCCACGGCCAGGCCGGGCTCAGTGATCCCGGCCTGACGACACCCCCTCCCAGCCACACCTCATAGGAAACATCATGGCAGGCAATTTCAAGCAGGAAGGCCGCGTCATCCAGTGGACCAACGCCGGTACGGCGAAGGCCGCAGGCGCCGTCGTCGTCATGGGCAACACGCTCGGCGTGGCGCTCGTGGACATCGCGCAGAACGCCACCGGCTCGGTGGCCATCGAAGGCGTGTTCGCCGTCCCGAAGGTCAGCGCCGCCGTCATCGCACAAGGCGAAAGCCTCGTGTGGGACGTGTCCGCCGGCGCCTTCGACGACAACGCGGCCATCCCGGCCACCGGCGACATCAGCGGCGCCGCGGCGCTCGCCTTCGAGGCCGCCGGCAACGGCGTGACCGAGATCGACGTCAAGCTGACCGGCACGCCGGGCACCAAGACCTAATCGATCCAGCGCGAGCCGGCCATCATGCCCACGCCCTTCGCCGAAGCCCAGGCCCTCGCCGGCGCTGCCATCGCGCAGCTGCTGGCGAATGCCGAGCTCACGGTGGGCGAGGACACCGTGGCCGGCCACCTCAACCGGCACCCCATGCTCAGCGACGACGTGCGCACCGAAGGCCCCAGCTTTCTGTGCGCCACGGCCGGCCTGGCAGCGCTCGCCGTGGGCAGTGGCGCTGCCGTCTCCATCGACGGCGTGGCCTACGTCGTGCGCGTGCGTGACGACAACGTGCACAGCGCGCAGACGCTGCTGTCGCTCGCCCGGGCCTGACCCATGACCCTCGCCGCCGCCCAGGTCATCGACGCCGTGGCCGCCCGCCTCGTCGGCGCCACCACGGCCGGCACGCGCGTGCATACCAGCCGCGCCTGGCCACTCGCTGAGGCCGACTTGCCGGCATGGCGTGTGACGGCTGAAGACGAAACAGTCGAGCCCGCCACGGTCGGCTCGATCAACGAGCACAGCCTGTCCATCGCCGCGCGCGGCATCGTGCGCGCCGTGGCCGATCTGGACGATGCGCTGCACGCCCTGGCCGAGGCCGCACTCACCGCGCTCTTTGTGGCGCCGCTGCCGCACCGCCTGCGCCTCGAAGGCATCGAGCGCGAGATGAGCAGCGAGGGCGAGGCGGCCGTGGGTGCCATCACCTTGCACCTGCGCTGCACCTACTACGTCAAGCCCGCCGCCCCCGGCACCATTCTTTGAAGCGAGAACCGACATGAGCGACATCAACGTCTGGAACAACGTCGCGGTGGCAGCGCAAACCGTGCTCGCCGCTGCCAAGACCATCACCGCCATCACCACGGCGAGCCCTGGCGTTGCCAGCAGCACCACACACGGCTTCGCGAATGGCGACGTCGTGCTGCTGCGCGTGACCGGCATGCGCCAGCTCGACTACATGATCGTCAAGGTGGCCAACGTCGATAGCGGCACCTTCGAGCTCGAAGGCGTGGACACCACCACCTTCGGCACCTTTGTCTCGGGCACCGCGCAGGCCATCACCTTCGGTGCCGAGGCCGCCACCTTCCAGGACGTGAACGCCTCCGGCGGCGAGGCGCAGCCCATCCAGGTCAACACGATTCACATCGACTACGACCGTGAGCTGCCCGGCAACAAGACGGCGCTCTCGTACACCTTCGGCTCGCTGTGGATTCCTGACGACCCGTGCCTGCTGGCCCTGGCCGCCGCCGACCGCTCCAAGGGCGTGCTCGGCATGCGCATCACCTTCGCCACCAACGACACGGTGTTCTTCGCCGCCTACCCCTCGGTCTCCATGGCGCCCACCGGCTCGGCGGGCAACCCCGTCACCACGCCGGTGGCCTTCCGCCTGGCCGGCCCGCTCAACTTCTACGCCGGCGCCTGAGCACCACGATGATCCAGCGCGACCAGATCCCGGCGATCGAGCTGCCCACCGAAACCGTGCACGTCGAAGCCCTCCGCGGCGACGTGCAGGTGTGCGGCTTCGACCTGCCGGCGCTCATGCGCTACCTCGCCGCGCTGCGCACGCATGCCGTGCCTCAGGGCGACGAGACGCAGGCCCAGGCCGAAGAGCGCGCGAGCGTCGCCGTGGTGCCCGTGGCGCTCGAAGGCTCGGTGCTCGCCGGCGACGGCAAGCCCGTGTACTCGGCGGCGCAGTGGGCGCAGTTCGGCGCGCGCCACCCCGGCCAGGCGTTCGGTCTCTACCAGGTGGTGATGCGCTTGTCGGGGCAGGGCGATGGGGCCGAAAAAAAAANCTGACGGCCCAGCCCGAGCTGCGGGCGCTGCATCGCCTCGCCTCGCACCTGCACTGCCCCGTTGCCGAGTTGAGCGGGCGCATCAACGCCTTGGAGCTTGCGCGCTGGGATGCGTGGCTCGATGCCGAGCAGATCGGCCCCGCGTGGGACCGCTACCGGCATGCGCAGCTGCTCGAAGCTGTGCACAACAGCGCCCGTGTCGCCAAGAAGGGCGGTGGCATGTTCAAGGTGACGGAGTTCATGTCGCCCGACCCCTGGGCGCCGCCCGCGCCACCCCCCAAACCGCCCACGCTGGCCGAGCTGCGCGCAGCGGCCAAGCGCGCGGGCATGAGCATCGGCAAGGAATGAGCCATGGCGGGTGAAAAAGCAGTCATCCGCCTGACGGCGCAAGACGACACGCGGGCGGGGTTTGCGTCGGCGCAGGGCGGGCTCGACGGGCTGGGCACCCGTGCAGAAGGCTTGAACCGGACCTTCCTGGCCATGAGCCGCGCGATCCCGGTTATCGCGATGGTCGAAGGCGCGCGGCGCGCAAGTGCGGCATTCATCACAGCCGCCGACAAAGTGTCGGGCATGAACGCGCGCCTCGCCCTCGTTACGAAGAGCACGCAGGAGTTCGCCTACGCGCAGGATCAGTTGTTCAAGATCGCAAGGAACACGCGCACAGGACTGGTGGAAACGTCGGACTTGTACGGGAGCCTGAGCCGGTCGACTCAGGCGCTTGGCGTCTCGCAAAATGATGTGTTGGCGGTAACGCAGGCGATCAATCAATCCATGGTCGTGAGCGGCGCCAGTGCGCAGGGCGCGGCGGCGGCGTTGGTGCAGCTCGGCCAGGGTTTCGGCATCGGGCGCGTTGCGCGGTCGCGAGAGCTGAACAGCGTTCTCTTGCAGTCGCCCCGACTGGCGCAAGCGATCGCGGACGGGCTCGGCGTGCCGCTGGGCAAGCTTAAAGAGCTTGGGGAGCAAGGCGAGCTCACGGCGGATCGTGTGTTCAAGGCGCTGCGCAGCCAGGCCGACACGATCGGCAATGAGTTCGCTCGCGTACCAATCATCGTTAGCGGCGCCATGCAGCAGATGGACGACGCAACGCTGCTGTTGGTGGCGAATGTCGACGCTGCGATGGGAGCAACGGCAGGGTTGGCCGGCGTCATCTCCGACACGGCGAAGTTCGTCGCAGAGTTGGCTCGCGAGATCAAGCGTGGCGCGGAGGGCGCGGAAGACATCGGCTTCTGGGCCGAAGCATTCCTCACCGTCAGCGAGGCCGTGCGGGTGTTCGGCTCCGACGTGGCCTTCGTGCTCAAGGGCGTGGGCCGTGAGATCGGCGGCATCTCGGCGCAGATGGTCGCGCTTGCCAATCTCGACTTCAAGGGCTTCACCGCCATCGGCGACGCCATGAAGGAAGACGCCGCACGCGCCCGCGAGGAGCTCGACAAGTACCAGCGCGACGTGCTCACCCGCATGAAGGCGCCCGCGGCGCCCATGACCTCGGGCGACTTCTCCCGCCTTGACCGTGCAGGCAGCGGCACTGGCGCGCCGGCCGGGGGCGACAGCGGCAAGAAAGGCGCCGACCCCTACGCCGCCGCCATCAAGTCCCTCAAGCAGCAGATCGCCCTCGTCGGCAAGAACACCGAACTGGAAAAGGCCAGCGCCCAGATCCAGCTCGGCACCTACGGCCGCCTGTCCACCGCGCGCGCCGAGCAGCTGCGCCAGCTCGCCGCCACGCTCGATGCGAGCCGCGAGCTGCAAGCCGCCGAAGAGGCGCGCCTGGGGTTGGACCTGGCGCGCATCCAGCGCGAGCTGGCTGGCGTGACGAGTGCCTTCGCCGCCTCCGAGGCCGTGCTTGAGGCGCAGCGCTCCGCCGGCGCCGTGGCCGACCAGGAATACTTTGACGCGCGCATCGGCCTGCTCAACCTCACCGCTGCCGCCCAGGTGCGCGCGCTCGAAGCCGAGAACACCCGCCTGGCCGCCGAGAAGGCGGGTGGCGCCGAGCGCATCAAGAACCTTGAGCGCATTGCCGACAACGAAGCGCGCATCGCGCAGATCCGCACCGAAGCGGCCGGGCAGGGGCAGGCGCTGGAGATCCAGCAGGCCGCCGCCCTCAAGGCCGTGGCCACCGCCTACGCCGATGCCGAGGCTGCCGCGCAGAGCTACCTCGACACCCTGCGCCGCCAGAACCAGCGCCAGCTTGACGGCATGGGCCTGGGCAGCCGCGAGCGCGAGCGCCTGAGCGGCCGCACCGACATTGAAGACCGCTACGGCGAGCAGTTGCTGCAGCTCGAAAGCGACCGCCGCAACGGCCTGCCGCAAGAGCAGTACCAGGAGGAGCTTGAGCGCATCAAGCGCTTCCAGAAAGAGGCGCTGTCCGAGTGGGACACCTACTTTGCCGCTCGCGTGGCCAAGGAGCGTGACGCGAGCGTCGGCGTGGCCGAAGCCGCGGCCAACTACGTGAGCGAGGCGCAGAACATCGCCAAGCAGACCGAAGACCTCTTCACCAGCGCCTTCGGCGGCATGGAAGACGCGCTCGTCTCGTTCGTCACCACCGGCAAGGCCGATTTTCGCGGCCTGGCCGATTCCATCGTGGCCGACCTCACCCGCATGATCATCAAGCAGCAGGTCATGCTGCCGCTGATGAACGCCCTCGGCCTGGGCGGCGGCGGTGGCGGTGGTGCGGCGGGCGGCTCGTGGATCGGCACGGCCATGGGCGCGCTCTTCGGCGGTGCCCGTGCCGAAGGCGGCCCGGTGGCCGCTGGCCGTGCCTACATGGTGGGCGAGCGCGGCCCCGAGATGATCGTGCCCACCGCGGCCGGCCTGGTGGTGCCCAATGATCAGCTCGGCGGCAAGCAGCAGACGGTGAACATCACGCAGCACTTTTCGGTGGCCGGCCCTGTGGACCGCCGCACCGAAAGCCGCATCGCCGCCTCGGCGCTGGCCGGCGCGCAGCGCGCCCTCGCGCGCAACGGGTAGGGCGCCATGACCATCACCGTCTACAGCGATGTGCTGTTCCCCGACGAGGCGGCCGTGCGCGGCGTGCGCGGGCGCACCATCCGCCGCAACGAGCGCGCCCAGGCCCAGGGCGGGCACCAGCAGGTGAACGTGCTGTGGTCGCGCTCGCTGCGTGAGTACGAGGTCGGCATCATTCCCCTGGCCGCCAGCGCGTGGGGCCAGATCGAGGCGCTGCACGAGATCACCGATGGCGGCGCCTTCGGCATGTTGCTGCGCGACCCGAAAGACGCCGCCGCCACCGCCGCGCAAGGCCTCATGCAGCCTGCCGTGGATGGCGAGGCCGTGGGCGCCATCGGCGTCGGCTACGGCGTGCCGGTGCTGCAGCTTTTCAAGCGCTACGCCGCAAGCGGCACCACGCGCACGCACGACAGGCGCATCACCCGCCCCGAAAGCCCGGCCGCGCTGCTGCGTGGCGGCCTGCCGGTGAACATCGGCATCGCCGCCGGCCATGCCGCCATCGACTACGCCACCGGCACCGTCACGTTCGTGGCCGACACCTCGCAGTCGATCGCGAGCGTCACGGTGGGCGCCGCCACGGTGGTCAACTTCAACGACGGGCTGGGCATCGTGGCGGCGCTCGCCATCGGCCAGCGGGTGTACCTGTCGGGCATCACCGGTACCGCGGCGGCCGTGCTCAATGGGCTGTCGCACGAGGTCACGGCCAAGGGCGCCACGAGCCTCACCATCGCGACCAGTACCACGGGCCTTGCCGCATCCAGCGGCACCGGCAACGCCGCCAAGTACCCGCAGGCCTCCGAGGCGCTCGCGTGGTCGGGTGGCTTCTTCGTGCCGGTGCACTTTCGCGACGACTACATCGACTGGGAGCTGGTGCGCGGCGGCGCGATGGAAGACGTGCGCCTCATTGCCGGCCCCGCCGTGGTGCTCGAGGAGGTGCGCGAATGAAACCCGTACCGGTCGGCCTGGCCGCGCACTACGCCGGCGGCACCACCACGCTGGCGCGCTGCTGGAAGATCACGCGCACCGATGGCGTGGTGTTCGGCTTTACCTCCGCCGATGCAGACCTGCGCATCGACGGCGTGCTCTACGAGGCCGCAAGCGGCGGCTTCACCCCCAGCGCCATCGACGGCACCGCCGACTTGTCGGTGGATGGGCTGGATGCGCGCGGCTTCATCGACAGCGCCACCATCACCGAGCCCGACCTGCGCGCCGGCCTGTGGGACAGCGCCTTCGTCGAGATCTTCGAGGTCAACTACCGCAACCCCGGCGCCGGTGTGCTCACCCTGCGCACCGGCTGGCTCGGCCAGGTCAAGACGACGGCGGCCGACTTCGTGGCCGAACTGCGCGGCCTCACCCAGAAGCTGCAGCAGACGGTAGGCCGCAGCGTGGCGGCAGGCTGCGATGCCGATCTTGGCGACGTGCGCTGCAAGGTGAGCCTCGCCGCCTGGACAGTTGCCGGCGCCATCACCGCCGTGGCCAGCCCTGCGCGCTTTACCGACAGCAGCCGCACCGAAGACGCCGACCACTTCGGCGGCGGGCGCCTCGCCTGGCTCACCGGCGCGAACGCCGGCCTGCACGTGGAGGTGAAAGCCTTCGAGACGGGCGCGTTCGACCTGGCGCTGCCCACCCCGTACCCCATGGCGGTGGGCGACACGTACAGCGTCTACGCCGGCTGCCGCAAGCGCTTCACCGAAGACTGCGTGGGCAAGTTCGCCAACGCCGTCAACTTCCGCGGGCACCCGCACGTGCCCGGCGTCGACAAGACCGTGGGCCTGGGCGCCATGGAGATCCCGGAATGAGCGCCGCCGCTGCCACCCGCGCGCAGGTGATCGCCGCCGCCCGTGCCTGGCTGGGCGTGCGCTGGCAGCACCAGGGCCGCAGCCGCGCCGGGGTTGATTGCGCGGGCCTCGTCATCGCCGTGGCGCAAGGCCTGGGCCTCACCGAGTTCGACACCGCCGACTACGCCCGCCACCCCGATGGCGTCACGCTCGCCGCCACCTGCGAGGCGCAGATGCGGCGCATCAAGCGGGACGCCATGCAGCCCGGCGACGTGGTGCTCATGCGCTTCGATGGCCACCCGCAACACCTGGCGCTGCTGGCCGGCTACCCGCTTGGCGGGCTGTCCGTCGTCCACGCCTACGCGCCCGCACGCAAGGTCGTGGAGCACCGGCTTGACAGCGTGTGGCGCGCGCACATCGTGCGCGCCTACAGCCTGCCCGGGGTGGCCTGATGGCACGCGTACTGCTGCCCATTGCCGGGGCCGTAGTTGGCGGCCTCATTGGCGGGCCGGCCGGTGCACAGATGGGCTGGATGGCCGGCTCCATCATCGGCGGCGTGGTGGACCGGCAGAAGGTCACGCAAGAGGGGCCGCGCCTGCAGGAGTTGTCGGTTACCGCCAGCAGCTACGGCAGCGGCATCCCGCGGCACTACGGCGCCATGCGCAGCAGCGGCAACATCATCTGGGCAACGCAGATCCGCGAGACCAAGAACAGCCGCACCGAATCGGTGGGCAAGGGCGGTGGCCCCGAGGTCACCACGGTGGATTACACCTATGACGTCGACCTGGCCGTGCTGCTCAACGACGGGCAGATTGACGGCGTGCGCAAGGTGTGGGCCGATGGCCGCCTGGTGTACGACGTGAGCCCCACTGCCGACGCCCAGGCCGCCAACGCCAGCGCCGAGTTCGCGCAGGTGATGAAGGTCTACCTCGGCACAGAGGACCAGCTGCCCGACCCGACCATCGAGGCCGACAAGGGTGTGGGCAACGTGCCCGCCTATCGCGGCGAGGCCTATGCGGTGTTCACGCGCCTGGCGCTTGCCATGTACGGCAACCGCATTCCGAACCTCACCTTCGAGGTCGTCAAGAACGGCGTGGCGAGCATCGTGGTGTACGAGTGGGACGTGCCCCCCTTTGCCGCCACCGGCTCCGCCGTCACCTGCGCCCAGCCAGGCGCGGCGAGCATGGTGGAGTTTCGCCGCTTCGTCTCGCCGGCCACGACGCCTGGCTACCCGGAAGCCAACCCGGGCGGCTACTACGGCACGCAGATCGACGTGATGTCTGTCGATCCGCTGCAAGTTCAGCTGCTCCGGCGCGAGTACCTCTGGGACCAGTGGAACAACGTGAGCAGCGTCATCGGCGTGAGCGACGAGGCCGTGATGGTCGTGCGCGCCACCTCGGCCGGTCCCGGCACGCCCGCCGACAGGGGGTACTTCTTGTGCATGGATGCGGCCGGTGCGCGCCGTTCCTTTGCTGCCGCATCGTTCGCTGCCGCAGGCGCCACGCGATTTGCCAAGTGGGGCAACTACTTCGCGATCGCCGCATCGGTGGGCGTGAACGTCCAGATCGCAGTGTTCGAGTGGGACACGCAGTCGCTGGTCTGGAGCCACAACTCGCTGGTGGTCTCCACCGTGGGCAACGTGAGCGCCCTCATGTTCTGCGACGACATGCTGCTCGTGCGCACTGGCAGTGCGCGGCACAACGTGTTTTCGTTGGCGGGCGGTAGCTACCTTGGCTTCAGCGATTCGAGCAGCATAACCCCAGCAGGCCATTACACCAGCCCGCAAGGCGTGTGCTGGGTGGTGGGCGTGAGCGGCGTGAACCTCGCCACTCTCTACACCTTCGACGACCCGCTGGCCGGCACGCTCACGGCGCACTACGGCCCGAGCGTAGGACCGTAAATCCGTTCACCCGGCGCCTTCGACCTTGAACCGAGAACTTTCTCACCTGCGCCGGCGGCGCTGGCCAGCCGCCCAAGACGGTCAACCTGCGCGCGCTCACTGACACCGATGCCGACCTGGCCGACATCGTGTCGGCCGAATCCGCGCTTGCCGGCCTCTCGCCCGCGCAGGTAGACGCCACGCAGCTCGCCGGCCAGGTGGTGCCCGGCTTCAGCGTGGCGCGCGCCGGCTCCGTGCGCAGTGCCCTCGAGCCGCTGATGCAGGCCTTCGCTTTCGACGCCGCCGAGACCGGTGGCCAGATCGTGTACCGCCCGCGCGGCGGCGCCGTGGTCGCGCGCATCCCGTTCGACGACCTCGGCGCCAGCGAGAGCACCGACACGCCCGACGCATTCCCGGCCGATCGCGCCAACGAAGACGAGCTGCCCCGCAGCATCACCGCCAGTTTCGCCAACATTGAAGACGACTACCAGACGGGCGCCGAGACCGCGCAGCGCATCGTCACCGCCTCGCGTATCGACGTGACGCTGGCGCTGCCCATGGCGCTCTCGCCGCAGCGCGCCGCGCGCAGTGCCGAGGTGATGCTGTTCGACGCCTGGATGGCCCGCACCACGCGCGGCTTCTCCACCCTGCGCAAGTGGATCGCCCTTGACCCGGCCGACCCTGTAGAGGTGGAGTGCCCCCGCGGGGTGTGGACGCGGGTGCGCCTGGCGCGCGTGTCCGACCAGGGGCCCGTGCTGCAGTTCCAGGCGTCGGAGGAAGCGGCGCAGATCTACGTGAGCACCGCGCCGGGCACCACGCCGGCCGGCACCGGGCAGCAGATTGTTGTCGCGCCGCCCAGCTACATCGAGCACCTGGACATTCCCATCCTGCGCGACGTGGACGACGGCTTTGGCCGCTATGTTGCGCTCTCGGGCAAGGGCGCCGGCTGGCGCGGCGCGGCCGTGTACGAAGGCGCCGCTGCCGACACGGCCGACCAGCGCGTGGTCTCCGTCACGCAGCGCGCCACCATCGGCGTGGCTACCACCGTGCTCGGCGCCTGGTCGGCCAACCTGCCCGACGAGATCAACACCGTCACCGTCGCGCTCGACTACGGCGGCCCGCTCACCAGCGCCACGCGCGAGCAGGTGATGGATCAGGGGTGGAATGCCTGCCTGCTCGGCGACGAGCTGCTGCAGTTCCGCGAGGCGAGCGCGCTGGGCGGCGACCTGTGGCGCCTCTCGGGCTTGCTGCGCGGGCGCCGCGGCACCGAATGGGCGCGCAGCACGCACCTGGTGGGCGAGCGTTTCGTGCTCATCTATGCCGAAGGTGCGGCGCCGGGCATCGCGCGCGTGGCCGGCGAATCGTCGAGCCTCAATGTCGAGCGCTATGCACGCGCCGTCACGTTCGGGCGGCGGCTGGACAGCGCCGTGGCGGGCGCCTTCACCGATACCGGCGTCGGCCTCAAGCCCTTCGCGCCCGTCAACGTGCGGGCGCGGCGCACATCGGCCGGCGTGGTGCTCACCTGGGACCGGCGCACCCGCCTGGCAGCCGAGCTGCCGCAAAGCGGCGTCGACGTGCCGCTGGGCGAGGCGACCGAGGCCTATGAGGTCGTCATCACCAACAGCAGCAGCGGCGCCGCATACCGCACGCTCAGCACCGGTGAGGCCACCGCCACCTACACCCTCGCGCAGCAGGCAGCGGACGGCGTGAGCGGCAGCACGCTGCTGGGTGTCACCGCCTACCAGGTGAGCGACCGGGTGGGGCGCGGGCGCGGCGCCAGCATCACCACCCTGGGCGGCTACCTGAGCGTGCCGCAGATCGTGCAGGTCACGCTCGGTGGCAGCTTTGCCGCCGGCGCGGCTACGTATGTGCAACTCGGCAACGACACGTTCGAGCGCACCACGCTCGTGGGCGACGCCACGCTGGCCGGCGCCGCCAGCGCACTTGCCGCGCTGATCGACGCATCGTCTTCCTACGCGGCCAGCGCCGCCTCGGGCGTCATCACGCTGCAGGGCGCAGACGGCGCGCCCTTCGCCGCCACAGTGGGCGTGCGCACCGGCAACAACACCGCCCAGGCCGCGATGGTGCAGGAGGCGTCGCCCGCCCAGGCCGGCACGCGCGCGCGCCAGACGCTTGCGTTTCACCCGAACTTCAATGCCGGCTATGAGACGTGGCAGCTCGGCGCCGGGCACACCCTCACCATCCGCCTGTTCAACCCGGTCACCAACGTCGCGCGGTACTACGAGACCGTCTCCGACTCCATCGAGTCGCGGCGCGGCAGGGCCGACATCATGGCCGCGCTTTATCAGGCGTTCCTTTCCTCGGGCGACCGAGCGGCCTTCGACCTGCACATGCAGCTCGACGACTGGTTCCTCATCTTCGAGGGCCCTGTTGGCAGCAACGACTGGCTTGACGTGCAGTTGTTCAGCACCGATTCGAGCGTCACCGGCGGCGCCACGCTCAACCGGGTGGCCGAGCCCTACGTGCCCAGCCCGCTGGCGCAGATCGTCGACCTCTCATTCGCCGGCACCCCGCAAACCGGCTGGGTCTATCGCGCCACCCTCGGCGGCGTGACCTACAGCTACACCGCCACCGGCGCCGACACCACCATGGCGCACATCGCCACCGGCCTCGCCGCCGTGGTCGACGCGGCCCCCGCCTACGTGGCCGCGGCCGACGGCGCCACCGTGCGCGTCACCGCCGCGGCCACCAATGCCCCCTTCACCTATGCCGCATCCGTCGTGCCGTCCACCGTCACGCTTGCGGCCACCATCACACAAGAGGCGGTCTAGATGGCAGACAGCACCACCACGGTCGACCAGCTCGCCGTATCGCAGGCCAACCTGCCCACCCGCATCAACGAGCTGGTGGACGCGCTCAGCGCCGCGCTCGTCTACGGCCGGCGCGCGGCCGCAACCACCGGCCTCACCTGGGGCTACTTCGGCGGGCGCAACGGCGGCACCAGCGTGGCCAACGGCACGCTAACGCTCACCGCCAGCAGCACCAACCACATCGTCGTCAACAAGGCGACGAAGGCCGTCAGCACCAGCACCGCGGCTTCCAACTGGAACGACACCGGGGCCTACGCCCGCGCCTACAAGGCCGTCACCGGCACGACCGGAGTCTCGAGCTACGAAGACCACCGCTTCGGCGAGTTCGGCGTGCTGGCGAATGTGCAGACCGCAACGGTCGGCGCCTTCACCGACCTCACCGACGCCCCCGCCAGCTACGCCGGCCACGGCGGCAAGGCCGTGAAGGTCAAGTCCGACGAGACCGGGCTCGAGTTCGTCGCGGCGGCCGACGTCGTCGCCCTCAACGCACAGACCGGCACCAGCTACACCCTGGCCCTGAGCGACGCCACCCGATGCGTCGAGATGACCAACGGCGGCGCCAACACCGTGACCGTGCCGCCCAACAGCGACGTGGCCTTTCCCGTGGGCAGCATGGTGTTCATCGCCCAGGGCGGCACCGGGGCCGACCACGGTGGCCGCCGGCCGTGGGTGTGACCNTCAAGTACCCGGCCACGCCGTCACGCTCACGCTTGCCGCGCAGGAGGCATCGGCCACGCTGCACAAGGTCGGCACCAACACCTGGCGCGTGAGCGGCGCCTTCGGGGCCGCGCCGTGAACGTCGCCACGCTCATCTTCATGGCTGGCACCGCCGCCGCCGGCGCCGTGAGCGGCGACACGCCCGACCCCGGCGACAGCTGCGACCCCTTCCTCGTGCTGGGCGCCACCGCCATCACGCTCAACATCGCGCAGCCCATCGTGCCGCTGTCGGCCAACGGCAGCACCTTCAACGCCTGCGAGGCCCTCACATGACCACTGGATTCCGAACCCTCACCGGCACCGTCACGGGGCAGGCCGGCTCGCTCATCACCTTCATCGACTCGCTGCTGGACATCGGCGGGGCCGGCCCCTATTGGACCAAGGAGTTCACCGGTACCAACAAGGCCGCCTATCGCGCGACCGTCGGCGAGCGCTACTACCTGCGCGTGGACGATGCGGCCGGCCAGCTGGCCGGCGTGCGCGGCTACTCGGCCATGAGCGACGTGGACACGGGCAGCGACATTTTCCCGACCACCACCCAGCAGACGAACTGGACATGGCGCAAGAGCAACACCGCGGACGCCACGGCGCGCACGGTATTCGGGCTGGCGACGGATCGGTTCTTCCTGCTGCTGGTGTCGGGTGGCTGGGCCGGCGGCGGGCAAGACCTGGTGTTCTTCGGCGAGCCGAAGCGGCTCGTGCCTGGTGACACCGGCGTCAGCGTGCTGCGCGCCGTGCCGCTCGCGGCAATGACGGGGGTGGGGTTCACGAGCGGTGCCAGCCCGTCGTCTGACTTGGCGCTGACCAGCTACGCGACGCCCGCCAACAACAACAACGGGATGATGCCCTTTGCCAAGGCGGCAGATGGCGCAACCGCATCGGCCGCGGGCTTGTACTTCAAGGCCAGCACGAACGTGGCGCTCACGTTCGCTGCCTACCCCGTCATCCAGTGCTGGCCGGTGACCGCAGGGTCCGCCTTCAGTGGGAGCACCGGCATCCCGCGGGCGCTGATCCCATTCGTTTTCACAACGCAGTTGGCGGGTGTCGATGCCGGCTTGAGCGCGGGCGACACCTTTACCGACCAGGCTGGCGCGAGCTACCTGCTCGCCACACCGGACGGCACGGGTGCCACGTCTTCGTCTAACCCCTTCATCGCCATCATGACCACTGACCACGAACTGGGGCTTGCCTGACATGGCCGCGCTTGGAGCAGTTGGCGTGAACCTCTCGCAGGTCGGCGTGGCTGCGCCGCCCTCGGCCCGCTGGGCCTACGGCAGCGGCCAGATCACCGGCACCGCGCAGCTCGACGAGGTGGCCACGAGCACCCGGCTCGACCTGTACGACGAGCGAATGATGCGCCGCCTGAGCAGCGTGGACAGCGCCGCCGATGGCGCGTTCGCCTTCTACGACCTCGCGCCAGGGCGCTATGTCGTCGTCGTCAATGGGCGTGGGGCATACCGCGCCCGAACGTTTTATGTCGACGTGACCTGAGTCCTCCCACCACCGAAAGCCCATGAACATGGAACCCACCTCGAGCGCCGGCGGCGCAGCAGTCGGCCTCGGCATCAAGTCGGGCTTGTTCGTCGGGCTCGCCGCCGCCGCAGTCTCATTCCTGGCCGTGGTGATCGGCTTCACCATCGTGCCGCTCACCGCGGGGCGCGAGACGCTTGACGCCACGCGCCGCTTTGCAGCCGGGCTGCTGTGCTCGTTCACCCTCGGGCCGCTGCTGGCCATCCGGGTGATCGACTGGTGGCCAGGCTACATGCGGCCCTGGCAGCGCATCCTGACTGGCGAGCCCGATCTCTTTGTGTACTTCGCGGCCGCGGTGCCGTTCATTGCCGTCTCGGCCCTGCTTGGCTTTTGGCTCGTGGCCGGGCTCATGCGCTATTTCACGCGGCGCGCCGGCAAAGACATCGGCGAGCTCGCCCGCGACGCGGCGGCCGACGTGCACGCCGTCATCGCCCCGAGGGACACGCCATGATGCTGCGCCTGTGCAACATCGTCGAGACCGCCATCGTGCCCGCGCTGGCCCTGCTGCCGCGCCACATGGACACGCCCGAGGCTCGGGTGCTGCTGCTGGCCATCGGCCTGCAGGAAAGCCGGTTCGAGCACCGCTGCCAGGTGCTCAACGGCGGCGGGCGCGGACCGGCGCGCGGCTTCTGGCAGTTCGAGCGCGGCACCAGAGCCAGCCGCGGGGGCGTGTGGGGCGTGTACCTGCACCGCGCCTCGATGGAGCCCCTGCGCGAGCTGTGCCGCGCGCGTGACGTGGCATTCGACCCGGCCGACGTGTGGGCCCGGCTCGAGCATGACGACGTGCTCGCCGCCGGCGTGGCCCGGCTGCTGCTCTGGACCGACCCGGTCTCCCTGCCCAAGCCGGGCGAGGTGCGCACCGCCTGGGAGTACTACGAGCGCAACTGGCGGCCCGGCAAGCCGCACCCGCAGAAGTGGCCGCGCAGCCACCGAATGGCGCGCGAGGCGGTGCTGGCCGAGGCGTTGTGATCTGGGCCTACGTCGCCGCCGGCGCCGCGGCAGTCGCCATCGGGTTCGGCAGCGGCTGGCAGGTGCGCGACTGGAAGGCCGACGCCGACCAGCTGGAGCGCTTGCAGGCCGAGCAGAAGGACAGCTTCCGCCGCGCCGAGATCGTCGACCAGGCCGCCACCGCCCACGAGGGCACCAAGGCAGCCGCAGCCGCGCGCGAGCGCATCGTCATCAAGGAGGTGGAGCGTGTGGTCGAGAAGCCTGTCTATCGCAGCGTGTGCCTTGATGATGACGGCCTGCGCCTCCTCTCCGCAGATATCGACGCCCGCCACGCTGGCGGCGAACCTGCGGCAGCGCTGCCCGGATCTTCCGAAGCCGACCGGCAAGGACGGCAAGGCCGTGATGACGTGGAGCCGTGAGGTGATCCGGCTTTACAACGAATGTGCGGATCGGCACGAGCGGACGGTCGAGGCTTGGCCGAAGTGGTGACGGCTACCGGGCGGTGAAGATTTCGGTGTAAAAACTCGCCAGACAAGGGCTGTTTTCACCAGCCAATGGCCGCGCTCTCCCTCGTAAAGCACTGTCGCCAATGTCCGTCACTTGCGTTCACACGGCAGGGGTCGCAGGTTCAAACCCTGCACCGCCCACCAAGAAATCAAGGATCTAGCGGCATCGCTAGGTCCTTTGTTCTTGCCGGTTTCCAAGATGTGTCTGTAAGCGCTACGCAGCGCTGCGGCAATGCAGGGCTGCTAAGCCCCACCGTGCATCGGTGGCGAACAACGCCCTGCGAAGCTGCCGAGACACGTGGGTGCGCCGCCTCGTGCACACCGCCCATCGCCTTGGCGGGGATCGCGGCACCCACCGACTGAACGATCCAGAGTGGTGTGCATTGCGGACTCTTCGACTTCTCGGCGCATCACGCTCGCGAATCGAATCACCCCGCCCGCCGCAGTGCTCATCAGACGGCCACCGTCTGTCGTACCGCGTGCTCCCATCGCGCCATGATCTCGTCGGCNTGCGCGCGCGGCATCGGTCGGTTCGAAGCCGCCGCTGCCACCTGCCACGNGCGCCGCCAGCTCGTCGAGGCTGCGGTAGATNNCGCAGGCCAGCCCCGCCAGANACGGCCGCGCCGAGCGCCGTGGTCTCGATCACCTGCGGACGCACGACCGGGATGCCGAGCAGATCGGCCTGGAACTGCATCAGCAGATCGTTGACGCAGGCGCCGCCGTCCACACGCAATTCACTCACCGGTGCGCCGCCGGCGGCTACCGCGTCGCGGCTCATCGCCTGCAGCAGCGCGGTGCTCTGGAAGGCGATGCTCTCGACCGCGGCGCGGGCGATGTGCGCCACCGTGCTGCCGCGTGTCAGGCCGAGGACGGCGCCGCGGGCGTCCGGCCTCCAGTAGGGTGCGCCCAGACCCGTGAACGCCGGCACGAACATCACGCCGCCGCTGTCGGGCACGCTTTCGGCGAGCGCCTGCACCTCGCTGCTCGTCTTGATGGCGCCCAGGCCGTCGCGCAGCCACTGCACCACCGCGCCGGCGACGAACACGCCGCCTTCGAGCGCGAACTCCGGCGTGGCGGTGGGCTGCGCTGCGCTGGTGGTGATGAGCCCGTTGGTCGAGGTCTGGAACCGGCTGCCGGTGTGCATCAGCGCGAAGCAGCCGGTGCCGTAGGTGTTCTTGGCCAGGCCCGGGCGAAAGCACGCCTGGCCGAAGAGCGCGCTCTGCTGGTCGCCCGCCACGCCGGCGATCGGTAGCGGCGCACCCAGAAGGTCGGTCTTCGCGCGGCCGAACACATGGCTGGACGGATGCACCTCGGGCAGCATCGAACGCGGCACGCCCAGCAGGGCGAGCAACTCGTCGTCCCAGGTGTTGTTGTGCACGTCCAGCAGCATGGTGCGCGAGGCGTTGCTCACGTCGGTGGCGTGTACGGCGCCGCCGCTCAACTGCCAGATCAGCCAGGTGTCTACCGTGCCGAAGACAAGTTCGCCGCGTTCGGCTGCGGCGCGCGCACCGTCCACGTGGTCGAGGATCCACTTCAGCTTGGTGCCCGAGAAGTAGGCGTCGATGATCAAGCCGGTCTTCTTGCGGATCAGCGCCTCGTGCCCCGCCTCGCGCAGCGCCGCGCAGGTGGGCTCGGCGCGGCGGTCCTGCCAGACGATGGCGTTGTAGACCGGCTCGCCCGTCTTGCGATTCCACACCAGCGTGGTCTCGCGCTGGTTGGTGATGCCGATGGCGGCGATCTGCGTCGCGTCGAGCCTGGCGGTGGCCAGCGCCTCGCGCGCGGTGGCGAGCTGCGAGGTCCAGATCTCCTTCGGGTCGTGCTCCACCCAGCCGGGCTGCGGATAGTGCTGGGCGAACTCGCGCTGCGCCATGGCGACGATGCGCCCGCCCTCGTCGAAGACGATGCTGCGCGAGCTGGAGGTGCCTTGGTCGAGGGCGAGGATGTAGTGCAT